GCTTCGCGAGAACAGATGCTCAGCCTTTTCCGCGAAGCCAGAACGGCCCGCAACGCGGGGGATTTAGACGGTCTTCGCGAGGCGCAAACGGGTTACCGGTACATCTGCTTGACAATGCAGGACTTAGCGGCTTGACGCCGTCTGGGCCTTCATCTACGATAGACACACATCCTCCTTCGCCAAAGTTGGGTGTAGCGGGCGATGGACGCAGCCGGGAATCGCGCCGGCGGGGTGAGCTTGATAAGGGCCTAGCCCCAACCTACGTTTGCGCCCGTTCTTGTAGCCGGTCAGTGAGTCGGTCGAGAAAAGCGACTACTTGCTGACCGGCTCATTTTTCTTCACTTCGACTTTCTTCCCTTCCACCTTCTCCTCCTTTCCGTTTCCGTTCTTCGTATCTTCGGCGGCGTCATCGTCCTTCTTAGCCGCCTTTCTTCGTTCGCTGGCCTCCGGATACCACTCAAGCAAGCCGATCAGACCGTTCGGCATCTTCATAGCGGAGGGGCGCGAAGCGGTCCTGAAAAATCGATAGATCGCGCCCCTGCTGGCTGCTGATGGCGCCCACGGGGGGTGCTGAGCCGCTATGCGCCTCTGAGCTGGTCTAAAATAGGCGGCTTAGATGGCCAAGGGTCGCAAAACGGGCGGGCGCGTCAAGGGGTCGCTGAACGTCGCGGCGCAGGATGTCCGCGCGGTCGCGCGCGCGCTCGTCGAAGATCCGAAGTATGTTGATGCGCTTCGTGTCAGGATGCTGGAAGGCCAGGCCGCCCCGGTCGAAGCGTTGATTTGGCACTACGCCTATGGCAAGCCGGTCGACACGACCGCGCTGGTGGGCGCGAACGGTGAGGGCCCCCCGCGGCACATCATCGAGCATATCTACCACGACAAACCCCCTGAGACGCCGTGAAGGAGATCCGCCACCGCATGCTCTGGACCGGGCCGATCGGGCGCTTCATGCGCGATTGGGACACGCCAGAGATCGACATCGAAGGCGCGCTCTCCAGTGGCAAGACGACCGCATGTCTCCACAAAGAACTCATCGCGCTTGACAAGTGGCCAGGGATTCACTCCTGGATTGGGCGCTTCGGGGATGGGGAGACGCAGACCAAGGTCAAGCCGGCGTTCGAGCAGATTCTCATCGAGAACGGCTTTGGCGTCGGCTGGAATTCCAAGGAACTCGCCTACCACTTTCCCAACGGCTCGAAGTGTTTCAGCTACGGCTTGAAGTCTCCCGATGCGCTCAGCCGCTACTCGAAAGTGCGCGGCCTCGGCGTCTCGCGCATCTATCTCGACCAGACCGAAGAGTTGCCGGAGGACTTCTCGCTCGAACTCCGGTTGCGCTTGCGCCAACAGGGTTTCCCGCATCAGCTCACATTCAGCCCGAACCCGCAGAACGTCACGCATTGGCTCGCGGCGCAGTTTCCGGTCGACAATAGCATTCCGAGCCGGCGCTACTACGCCATCAGCATCCACGACAACGCGCACAATCTGCCTAAGGCACTGCTGAACGCGGCGCTCCTCACGTTCCCGCCGGACCATGCGAAGTATCGCAGCGTCATCCTGGGCCAGCGCGGCGTGAACGTGACCGGTGTGCCAGTCTATAAGGGCGTGTTCAAGCGCCCGCTCCACATCGCGGCGTTACCGTTCGACGACCGACTGCCGCTCCTTGTGGCGATTGACTTCGGTAAGCACCATCCGTGCGTGGTCTTCTCGCAGCGGCCCATCTTCGGGGGTCTGCACGCGCTCGGGGGTCTGCTCGGCAAGGACCTGTTTCTCGATGACTTCCTGCCGATCGTCAAGACGACCATCGCGTCGTGGTTTGGGCCGTGTCCCCTGGGCGTGCAAGTCTGCTGCGACCCGGCCGGGAGTCACCAGAACAGCCAAGGGACGCGGTTCAATGGCGTCGACATTGTGCGGCGGTTCGGGTTCTCGCCGTCCTGGCGCGCCGATGCGAATGCGCCCGATGTCCGTGCTGGTGTGATTGAAGCCATCGGCGCGCACATGCGACAGCGGACGCCCACTGGCGAAGCGTTCCAAGTCTCGAACGACCCCGACCGCTGGCAACTCGTCGACCAGAACGGACCCCATGCGGAGCCGTTCATGGCCGATGCCCTCGAAGCCGGCTATGTCTGGGATGAGCACATGGTCAGCGTCGGCAACAAGCAAATCCGCAAGCCGAAGAAAGACGGCTGGTTCGAACACGGGATGAACTGCCTGGAATATCTCGAGTTGACGTTCGGCGCCAATCGTGCGACCGATGAGCAGCTCCGCCTCGAGCAGGAAGAGTTCGCGCGGCAGACACCCTACCGGCCCTCCTCGCCGTGGGGCTAACACATTTGTCATGACAGATTTAGGGGCTATACAGGCGTCGCGTGCTGCCCGATACTATGGGCATGAAGATCCTTCTCGCCGTCGTCGTCGCGGTCCTGGCCTTCGCCTTCGCGGCGCATCTCTTGGTGCAGCCGTTCGTGGCGCGGATTGACGCGCTTGCCGCCCACGTCGGGCGCTGAGTCTCGGCTGCGCACCCTCGCGGTCGTCACGCGCGACCGCGTGCCGAGTCTCGTCGCCTGCCTCACGAGCTATCTCACCAACGCCCAGCAGTTCGGCCACGCGATCGAGGTCCTGGTCGCCGATGACGCGCAAGGCTGTTCCGCCTGCATCAAGACGGAACTAAAGCGGCTGTCGGTTCGATTCGCCACGCCCATCCGCTACGCCGGCCGGCACGAGAAGCGCGGGTTCGCCGAGGCGCTCGCGACACGATCGGGTGTGTCGCCGGCCGTCATCGACTTCGCCCTCTTCGGCGATCCAGGGTGCGACCGGTCGACGGGCGCCAATCGCAACGCCGTGCTCCTTGACACGATCGACACGCGCGTGTTCTCGGTCGACGACGATACGCGCTGTGCGGCTGTCGTGCCGCCTCATGCCAGCCTCTTCGAGCCGTATGCGTCGTCCGCCTACGATCCCACGGAGTTCTGGTTCTTTCCCGATCGGGCACGCCTGACGCGCGACGTGGTGTTCGATGTGGTCGATGTCTTCGCCGAGCAGGACGCGTGGCTCGGGCGGCCGCTCGCCGATGCCGATGGTCACGTCACGCTCACCCTTCCCGGCTGGCTCGGCGACTCGGCCATGGCCTCGCCGCGCTACTACTTCAGCCTGACCGGACCATCGCGGGACCGCTTCATGGCGTCAGAGTCGGCGCTTCTCAGTCGCGAAGTCCTGCGCTGCGTGCGTCAGCCGACCATTGCGCGCACGCCGTTCTGCATGACGACCTTCTTCGGCATGGACAACCGCGAGCTGCTGCCGCCGTTCTTTCCCGTCCAGCGCAACGCCGATGGCATCTTCGGCCTAATGCTCCAGGGCTGCGATCCTGGGAGTCGCACGGCGTTTCTGCCGTGGGCGCTGCTCCATGTGCCTGAGCCGGCTCGGACGTTTGCGCCAGATGACCTCTGGACCGATGCGACCTCGATTCGTCTATGCGACCTGGTCATCGATGCGGTGATGGCCCATCGCTGGCGCGCGGATGCCGTGACGCCCGAGGCGCGGGTGGCCGACTTGGGTCAGCATCTCGGCCGACTCGGCGTGATGCGGCTTCGCGACTACGAGGAACGCCTCCGCATCATGCATGAACTTCGGCGCAGCGCGTTTGAGGCGGTGCTTGAGCGGACGCTAGTCAGTGAGAGTTCACCGGACGCGTGGACGGACAAGGCCCTCCGGCTGCGTCAGGCGATGCAGGTCGACGTGCCGCTCGTGCCGCGCGACCTGCCGCTGGAGGACGTTCGGGCCTTCAGTCAGTCCCTCATCGGCCGCTTCGGCGCCGTCCTCGAGGCCTGGCCGGCGCTCATCTCAGCCGCCCGTCAGCTCCGCGCCGAGGGTGTTCGCCTGTCTCGCGCCGTGTAAGTGCTAGAATGCGCGGCGAGGCCATGAGCGCCTACACCCGCTGCCCACGCTGTGGCAAGATGACGGACCCAAGGCGGTACTCGAACGACTGCCCGCACAGCTATGTGAACAATCCCCATGGCGACCGACAAGACCAAAGCCATCACCGCGCCGCTCCAGTCGACGCAGGCGCAGCAGTTCAACCCGCCGCGATTGAAGCCGGAACGGCTCAGGGACGTCCAGCAGATGGCTCCGGAGAAGCGTCCGGTGTGTGACACCTACCGAGACCGTCACGGCCGGCTCTATGCCTTCGACGGCGTCTCGATTCGCCGGGTGCAGGGATGATCCTCATGCAACTCTCCGTCGAAGGCCAGGACGGCCGGCGCATCTGCATCGACGTCGATATCGATCCGCACTCGGCCTACCCGCAATCGCTTGGCGAGCGTGTCCATCGCGCAATCTTGTTGCTCTTGCCGCAAGCGGTGCCGTCCGATCCTCCGCGTATTCACCTGGTGAACTGACATGGCGAAACTCACGAAGGCTCGACGCGACGCAATCCCGACCGGCGAGTTCGCGCTTGGCGGCCGACGGTATCCGATCGAGGACGCCTCCCATGCGCGCAACGCCCTCGCACGCGTCTCGCAGCACGGCACGCCTGGCGAGAAGGCGACCGTCCGCGAGAAGGTCCACGCGAAATATCCCGGCATCGGGAGCGGCTCGAAGGCCCATCACCTCCGCAAAGCGCATGAGCACGTGACGGCCGCGCATCGTCAGCACACGATGGACGGCGCGCGTGAGCATCTGTCCGTCGCGATGGCGCACATGAAAAAGGCCGGCGTCGCGCACAGTGGCGAGTCGCACGGCTACAGCTTCCGAGAGGGGAAGCGGTAATGGAGCCGCACATCACGATCACCCTTCGTGCCGTGGACAGTTCCGTCGAGGTAATCGACGGCAAGCATTCAGGCGCCTTTCAGATTGAGACGCGGACCGTGGACATTCCGCGCGCCGTGGCGACCGACGGGGCGCGACTGGCGACGTTTCTGGCTCCGGCGTTGCACAATCTAGCAGCGGCGCTGGACGGGGCGCCATGCACGGCAATCAAGAGACGCGCAAGGGCGAGCGGATGGAGGCGAAGCACGTGGCCAAAGTGAACGCCGGGAAAGCCGTCAAAGTCTCAGTCCCCCAAGACGACGAATCCGATGTGCTCGCGCCGTCCCGTTCTGGCGCATCTCGTGCCCGTCAAAGCGTGCGCACGGGGAAGAGTTCGACCAAGTCCAGCTTCCCCAAGCAGAAGTCGGCGAAGGGGCAGACGAACGCCTGGAGCTTTCGCAATCAGACGACGCCGCTGAAAGTCCCGAAGGCGGCGAAGGGAGCAGGGTACTGACATGGCCGGGATCACGTCGCTGGCGTCGCTGACGCCTCAACAAATCGCGCAGTTTGAGTCTCTTGCTCCTGGGATTGGTCCGATTCTCCAACAGGTCATGCAACAGCAGGCCGGTCAGGCGGGATCTGGACGAGCCGCCCCTCCAGGGTCACTCGCTGCCATGAATCCAGGCATGGCGCTCGGTCCAGGTCCTCAGCAGGGTCAGGTCGGCTCTGGCGCTCAAGCTGGTCAGGTCGGGAGTGCTCAAGCCCAGGCGCCGCCTGGGGCGGTACCACCGCCGTGCCCCACGTGCGGACAAGTGATGCAGCCAGGCACGCAGCCCGGTCAAGTCGCGATGGGCCAAGCGCAGCCCGGTCAAGTCGCGATGGGCCAAGCGCAGCCCGGTCAAGTCGCGATGGGCCAAGCGCAGCCCGGATACGGCAGTCAAAACAACGCCTATAGCTTCAAAGACCAGGACCAGGAAGCCTAAATGTCCTCTCCGAATCCCATCTCGTCGCTGTCAGACGACCCGCGTCTCGTCGAGATGCGCCGTCGATTCACCTACGCGCAAAACGAGTGGAAGGACATCCGCGAAGAAGGCAAACGGGATATGCAGGTCGTCGCCGGCGACCCGTGGGACCCGAAGGACAAACGCCAGCGCATTGACGCCGGCCGGCCCGCGCTCGTGCTCGACGAAATCGGCCAGTATGTCAACCAGCTCGTGAACGACGTGCGCCAGCATCAGCGCGCGATCCAGGTGACGCCGCTCGGCGATGGCGCGAACGACAAAACGGCGCAGTTCCGGCAGGACCTCATCCGCCAGATCGAGTACCGGTCGAAAGCGCAGGACGCCTACACGACCGGCTTCGAGAATGCCGTGCAGCGCAGCTACGGCTTCTGGAAGGTGGACGCCCGTTACTGCACCGAGAAGCTGACGACCGACGGCGCGCTCAATCCGTCGCTGCTTGACCAGGAACTCGTGATCAATCCGATCATGAATCCCGACTCGGTCCTGATTGACCCGGACTTTCAGCGGCCCGACGCCTCGGACATGCTGTGGGCCTTCGAGTACGAACGCTGGCCGGTCGATGACTACAAGCAGAAATGGCCGAAGGCGGTGGTCCGCGACGCCAATCCCGATCTCATGCGGTCATATCCGGATTGGTTCCAGCACGAGACGGTCCAGGTCTGCGCCTACTGGTCGATTGACACGTCCGACCGCGTGAAGGTCTGGGCCGACAAGAAAGGCAAGATTCACCGCGTCGACAATGGCGAGGATGTCCCGAAGGGGGCCAAGTCGCGCTGGGTGACGCAGCCGGCCGTCACGAAGCTCCTCAGTAACGGCCTCGAAGTCCTCGAAGAGCAGGCCTGGCCGGGCACGCAGATTCCGATCATCTGCAATTTCGGCAAGATGCTGTTCGTCGACTCGGGCGGCGGCCCGAAGCGCAAGCTAATGTCCCTCGTTCGGCTCGCGCGCGACCCCTACATGCTCTACTGCTACTACCGGACGTGCGAAGCGGAACTGGTCGGCATGACGCCGAAGTTCCCGTATTTCGTCCGCGAAGGATCGCTCAGCCCAAAGGAACTCGACAACCTGCAGCGGTCGCTCAGCCAGCCGATTGCCGTGATTCAGGTCCGCAACCAGACCTCGGCGAATGCGACCGCGCCTGAGTTTCCGCAGCGTCAGCCCTACGTGCCGCCGATTGAGGCGCTCGAGATGGGCGCCGAATCGGCTCGTCGCGCGATTCAGGCCGCGATGGGGTCGATGCCACTCCCGACGCAGGCCCAAGGCGACAACGAGAAGTCCGGCATCGCGCTCGACAAGATCACCTCGACCACGCAGCAGGGGACGTATCACTTCGTCGACCACTACGAAGCGGCGATCACGCGCACCGGCGTCATCCTCGAAGAACTCATCCCGCACTACTACGACACGCCTCGGACGGTCGCCGTGCGATCGGCCACGGGCAAGGTGAGCCAGGCGCGCATCAACGACGTGCCGGCGCCTGATGCCCCGAGCGTGCCCGTCGATGAAGCCGACCACGATGTCACGCTCTCGACCGGGCCGAGCTACCAGAGTGAACGCGTGGCGGGCGATGCCTTTGTGTCGGATCTCGTCAACCGACTGCCGGCGCTCGCGCCGATCATCGGTCAGGCGATCGCCGTGAAGATGCTCGCCGCTGGCATCAAGCTGCGGAACGTCGGTCCGATCGGCGATGAGATGGTCGAATTCCTCACGCCGCCTGACCCGTCAGGCCTGCCGCCACAGATCGCGCAGCAGATGCAGCAGTTGACGCAGGAGAATCAGCAACTCAAGCAGGCGATTGCCACCGGCACCGCCAAGATTCAGGCCAAGGCGCAGGCGGATATCCAGACGGCACAGGCGCAGAAGCAACTGGACCAGCAGCCGGACGCGTCCGACCTGATGAAGCTCAAGATTGCCGATCTCACCTCCGCGCGTGCCGCGCAGGCCGGCGTGGCCGAAGCCGACATCAAGGCCGGGAACGCCGATGCCGATCGCCGCGTGCAGATTCTCGAAATCATGCTGAACGTGGCCAAGGAAGAGCGGCTCGCGGCGGCCGATCGTGTTTCAGACCATGTGCTCCAGGCCGGCAAGCACACGCACGACACGATGACCTTGGCCTTGGAGCACAAGCACGACCACGACCTGGCCGCGCAGACCCATCAGCAGGCGCTTGACAAGATCGGGACGATGGCCGCGCTCCAGCCGGCGACCCCAGCCGAGGGCGATGCGGCGCCCGCCGGCGGCAATCCCGCGCCTCCCGCCGTCGCGCCTTGACACGCTGTGGTATCGTCTCCGGTGACGCATGGCCGCTGAGTCGTCTCCAGCCCTCTTGTCGGATACCGTCGCCGGGCTCTCCTCGGAAGCTCGCGCGCATTGGCAGATGACCGGAGAAGTGCCGTCAGAACCAATCGAACGCAAAGCTCGGACGCCCAAAGCAGAGTCGTCCCCTGCCAAGCCTGCTGTGCAGGCCGAGGAAATCGCCTCGTCCACTCCAGCCGTCTCGGAAACGGCGCCGTCGAAAGAGACCCGCGGGAACGCGGCTTCTCGCACCGCGGAACTCGACACGGAGATTACGGAGCTTCGCGAGAAGCTCAAGATCCGTGCCCAGCTCCGCGATGAGGAAGCGCGCACCCGACCCGTCGCGACGTCTGCGACTCCTGACGCGAAGACCGCGCCCTCGTCCGGCGCAGCAGACGCGACACCGATCGAGACCCTCCTGGCTCGGCCCGATATCTCACAGGCGCCTTTGGACGAAGACAAGTTCTTCGAGCGGTATCCGAAGGCGACCATGGGGCAGTTCACGCGGTATCAAAGCCGCTACGACACGCTGAGTTACGAGGCCGAGAAGCAACGGACCGGCACGTTCGAAGCCGGCCGCCAGCGGTATCAGACGCACTACGAGACGGCACGCGAGGCGGACCCGGATCTGCCGACCAAGCTGCCGAAAGCGTTCCTCGAGGCGAGCCCGGTGATTCACGCTCGCTCAGGCCCGCTCGATTTCGTCGCGCGCGAGATTCAGACCTCCGAGCATGGAGCGGCGTTGCTCCAGTATCTCGGCGATCACCCAGAGGCGTTCTCGAAACTCCAGGCCGCGCCCGATGCGGCTACGGTCATTCGCGAAGTGGCTCGGCTCGAAGCCCACGTGTCCTCATCGACGTCCCCGTCCACATCGCCGGCTGTCACCAAGCCGGCGATCTCCTCGGCACCTGAGCCGACGACCTCCCTCGGACGGCGTGCAGCCGTGCCGGCGGACGAGTCCCTCTCAGCCGTGTCCGATGGGGATGTGCGCCGGTATATGGACGCCGAGAATCGGAAAGCGACCGCGCGTCGCTTCGTCCGCTAGCTCGTTCTGCGTTCTGACCGGCCGGAGTGTCCGGCATGGCTCAGGTCTTTCAGTTTGTCGATTGGTTGTCGATGGAGGCCTTGCGGCTCCTCGTCAACAAGCTCACCGTCGCCGGCTACTTCAATCACGATTGGACGAGTGACTTCGAGAAGGACTTCGCCATCGGCGAGTCCGTCCGCGTCCCGCTCCCGAATCGTGGCTTCATCCGGAACGGGCTCGGGTACAACCCGAACACGATCAACCGCCTCTACACGACCGTCAACTGTAACCAGGTCTTCGGCTACGACTTCGAGTGGGACTCGGTGCAGGCGGCCTTGGAAGTGGAGCGCGGCCGTGACCGGTTCCGCGACCTCTACATTGAGCCGGCCATGGCGCAGATCGCGCAGGAGATTGACTCCCGCGCGGCCAACTGGGCCTACAAGAACGCCAACAACATCGTGGGCGTGCTCGGCACCGACCCGACGTCACTCGCGACCATCAACCAGGCCCGTCAGCGCATGCTCGAATTGGCGTGTCCCCCGGGAGGCGAGCGCGTCTTCGCGATTCCGCCCCAGGTGAACACGTCCCTCGTGCCGGCGCAGCAGGGGTTCTTCCACCCGGCGTCGGACGTCGCGCGGACCTACAAGACGGGCGCGCTCGGCGAGTATGCGGGCTTCGACTTCTACGAGTCGATGTCGCTCTACACGCACACGGCGGGCACCTGGGCAGGCGCGGTGACGGTGACCACGACCTCGGTCAGCGGCGCGTCGACCTTGGCGGTTACCTGCACCTCGGGCGACACGTTCAAGACGGGCGATGTGTTCTCGGTCGCCAACGTGAACGCGGTCAACCCGATGACGCGGCGCGTCACGACGACCGCGACGCAGAAGACGTTCGTCGTGCCGACGGATGCCTTCGGCAACGACCAGAGCGTGACGGCGTCAGGCACGACCGCGACGGTGCCCATCAGCCCGACGATCTACGGGCCGGACTCACCGTATCAGAACGTCGATCGGTTCCCGACCGCTGGCGATGCGCTCACGCTCTTCCCTGGCACCTCGAGCCCCAGCGGGAAGTTCGGCAAGCAGGCGCTCGCGATGTCGAAGGACGCGTTCGGGATCGTCGGCGTGAAGCTGGAAATCCCAGAAGCCTGCGAGATGTCCTCGCAGCAGAAGGACCCGGACACGGGCATCTACGTGGCGTTTGTGCGGATGTTCGACCCGCAACAGCGCAAGATGATCAACCGGTTCGACGTCTGTCTCGGCTTCGGCAACCTGTATCCGGACAGCTGCTGCGTGCGGCTGCTCTGCGCCTAGAGGAGACCCATGGCGACTCAGTCCAGCAGCACTTCGACGCCGACCGGCACCGGCTACTCGCCGTTGCGCGGCGAACCCACGATGGGGAGTGTCCCCATTCCGACGCTCGTCGTGACGACGATTGCGGCGGCGGCGACGGCGACCATCACGGCCGCGCAGATGCTCGGAGGGCTCATCCTCCAGGCGGGGAACTCGGGCGGCACGACGTCGACCTTTGACACCGCGGCGAACATCATCGCGGCGATGCCCGGGGCGGCGGTGAACAGCTCGTTCCAGTTCGACATCCTGAACACGGCGGCGAGCGCGTATACCATCACCGTGGCAGGGGGCACCGGTGTCACCGCGGCCACCGGCGCGACGCTGACGATTGCGTATCTGACCGGCAAGCGGTTCCTCGTGCTCGTGACCGCGCTTCCGAAGTCGGCGGCGGGCATCACGCAGGCGCCGGCCGTGACGATCTACTCGCTCGGCACATATACGTTCTAGAGCGATGACGGCAGTCATCCTGTATCGCGACCGGGACACGTCGCGGGCCTTCGCGCCCGAGGCGGTTCCGGACGCGCTCCGGGAGGGCTGGTATGTGCTCACGGAGGCGGGACATCCCGTGTCGCCTACCCCTGAGCCCGCGAGTGAGGACGCGCCTCCTCCGTCGGTCAGCCGGCGGAAGACGGGTCCGTACAAGAGGCGACCGACATGAGCACGACGTATCCTCAAGGGGGCGGCGCGTTCCAACCGTCCGCCGACTGCAGTCCGACCGGCACCTGGGACTTTACCGGCGCGACCGTGAAAGGCGTGACCACGGCGGGTGGCTCGTTCTCGAACGCTACGTTCAGCGGCACGACGACCATCGGCGCAGGGGCGACCCTCACGAGCCCCACGCTGGTCACGCCAGCCTTGGGGGCGGCGACCGGGACGAGCGTCGTCCTCTCAGGCGACTGCAAGGCGGCCACCTATCACGTGGGGGCCACGGCTGGCGCGAGCGGGGCGGGGACGACCATCACGGCGATTACCGTCGTCAACGGGATCGTGACGGCGATTACGGTCAGTTAAAATGCTCGCCAACCCTGATTACAACTTCGGCTCGGCCATCACGAAGTCCGACACGGTCAACATCACCTGTCCGGCGGGTCGCATCGTGACGGACGCGATTTACGTCGGCGGCACCGGGAACATTGTCTGGGTCCTGGCGACCGGCGATACCGTCACGCTCGATGGCGCCGTCGCGGGAACGATCCTGCCCATCATGGCGCTGCGCGTGAACTCGACCTCGACCACGGCGACCAACCTCGTCGGCCTCTGGTCGGTGTGACCGATGGCCATCACTGGCCAAACGGTCGTCCGCGATGCGCTCGTCGAAATCGGCGCGGTGGGCCTCACCGAAGCGATCGGCGCCGATGATGCCGTCTATGCGCTCTCGAAGCTGCAGCGCATCACCGACAACTTCAATGCCGAGCGCGAAGCCGTCTTCACCGTTGATTTCCTCAGCTTTCTCCTGATTCCGTCGAACGGCGCGCCGACGATCGGCCCGACCGGGAACTGGGCGGTCGACACCGTCACGTCGCGGCCCGTCGCACAGCGGCCGAACGTGATTCTCGGCGCGAACGTGGTCTTGAACAACGTCAGTCCGAACGTGCGCGTGCCGGTCAACATCCGAGACGCCCAGTGGTGGCTGATGAACCCGGTGCGCGGCATCAACACGACGTTTCCGACCGACCTCTACTATCAGCCCTACTGGCCGAATGGCACGGTGAACCTCTGGCCTGTGCCGAGTAACGCCTACGGCTTCGAAGTCGAAACGCCGATCGTGCTCTCGGCCTTCGCCTTGACGACGGTGTTTTCGATGCCGCCGGGGTATCAGGACGCCATCACGCTGACCTTGGCGGAGGATCTCCAAGGGGCGAACGGCCGACAGCCGCTCCCGCTCCTCAGTGAGAAAGCGCAGCAAGCGCGCGCGCGGGCGTTCTCCAACAACTACGAGACGCCGCGGCTGCAGACGCGTGACTCCGGCATTCCGATCGCGCGGTCCACGAACGAAACGACCTACAACTACCGGAGCGGGCTCTTCCAGCCCTAACCGATGCCGGTTGCCTCGATTCCCAACTTCATCGGGGGATCGTATCCGCCCTACCAGAACATCATCGGGCTGGAGCGCACCGTCAACTGGTATGCCGAATCGGCCAGTCCTGGCACCTCGGCGAAACGGGCCTTCATCAATTGCCCTGGGTATTCGCTGTGGGTCAACCTGCCAGGCATCCCTGGGCGGGGCATCTTCTATCAAGACGGACGCTGTTTCGCGGTCTGTGGCCCGACCTTCTATGAACTCTTCGCGAATCAGACGTTCCTCGTGCGCGGCACCGTCGCCCTTGATGGAAATCTGGCGACGATTAGCTCCAACGGCCTGAGCCAAGGGCATCAAATCTTCATCGTCTCTGGTGGGCACGGCTACATCTACGATCTCATCTCCAATGCCTTCACCGATGTGTCGGGGCAATCGACGTTCCCCTTCCCGGCCACGTCCGGGTTCTATCTTGATGGCTACTTCGGCGCGATTCAGCAGAACAGCCCGACGTTTGCGTTGTCGAATCTCTTCGACGGCACGACATGGGACATCCTTCAAGGCGGCGAGCAGTCGCAGTCGCTCACGGTCGACAACATCCAGAACGGCTACGCCATCAACGGGAAGGTCTGGTTCCTCGGCTCCAAAAACACCGAGATTTGGGCCGATATCGGGGCCTCCGACTTCCCGCTCGCGCCGATTCCAGGCGCGCTCCCGCGGTGGGGGCTGAACGGCATCTACACGCTCGCGGCGATCGACAACGCCTTGATGGGCGTCGGCCAGAACGATGACGGGTCGCTCGAAGTCATCCGCGCGAATGGCTACGACTGGACGGTGGTGTCGACGCCGGCCATCTCAAATCTGCTGCGACTCAACACGGCGTCCATGACCTCGGCGCGGGCGTGGACGTATGCCCAGCAGGGACACGCGTTCTACCTCCTCTACGTGCCTGGGCTCTCGACGACGCTCGTCTACGACGTGACGACGCACCTCTGGCACGAACGCGCGCTCTACGACACGAAGAACATGCGCTACGTGCCGGACCTCGGCATCAGTCACGCCTACGGATTTGGGCTCCATCTCGTGCAAGATCGGCAGAGCGGGGCCATTTACACGATGGACCTGGCCATACTCACCATGAACGTCATCCTCTCGGGTCCACTCGTGTGAGGGTGGTAGGATGTGCTGTCTCAGAGAAAAGGCCTGACCTGATGAAGCGTCTCGTCCTCGCGCTCGTCCTCGCCGCCGTGCCGACGCTGTTCGCCCGCGCGCAAGCGCCGCAGCAAACCGTGTTCAACCTGCACGGGCATCCGCAACTGGCGACCTACGCGTCACCGGCCCAGTGGCCGTTCTTCGACGCGCAAGGCTGGTGGAGTCCTCAGAGTAACCCGCCTGTGGCCGGCACGACGCCCGCCACGGTGGCCCTCGGACATCTCCACATCGGCCTCACCTGCCCGTTCTACGCGGAGATCACCGGGCCGTTCACGTGCAGTTTCACCATCAAGATGTTCCAGTGGAATGGCACGCTCGGCGGTTTCGGTGGCATCAACGTCACGAACATCGTGTTTGACGGCCCAGCCGTGCATACCGTGTTCAACTTCGCGACCGGGGTGGATACGACGATCTCGACCCTCGCCGGTTCGGGCACGGCCACGCCGACCGTGGGGGCTGGGGACCCGCAGCCCTTCGGCCTCATTGTGGAAAATGGCCATCTGACGATTGACCCCACCTACGTGGGAGGCAACGGCCCAGGCACCGCGTTTCCGCCGCGAGGCTGGACGACCGTGCAGATCGTCCTCGGCGCCTACCTGGCCAACGGCACCCACATCGACGAATACGGGAAGTTCCCGTTCTATTCGTTGCTGAACGCGTCGGCACCTGACACGGGAAGCCCGAACCCCGAACTCATCGGCGACGAACTCGTGTATCCGGCCACGACGCACGCGCTTGGCGAAGGCATTGTTGAGATGGACGGCTATCTCCCGATCCTGCCGATTAGCGCCCCGTGGCCCATCAAGCAGTTCATGACGTTCAACTACGCCATCGACTCAGGGCCGGGCGTGCTCACGGGTCCGGAAGTCGCCCCAGGCTTCACGGAACTCTCCCTCGATGGCCATGTCCACATGGGCCAGCAAGGCACGCAGTTGCTCACCCAACTCTCCGGGTCCACCTTTCCGCAGAATCTCAACGGCGTTCAGTTCGGGGTCCAGAGTCAGACGCCCGTGCCGCCGTATCTCATCGACCCGTCCTCCTGGACGGTGGGGAAGCACTCGCTGCTTGCCCGATGGGAGCAGCCGACCGGGAGCACGTGCAATCTCGTCTCCGATGGCACAGGATTCATGCAGTTGTGCAGTGGGGACACGGCGCATTTCCAGGGCGGCGAACAGGCCGTGTCGAACCTGCTCATTCCCGTCACGGTGGCTGTCGTGCCCCCACCGGGAACCGCCCCGTTTCCGGCGCTCACGGGCAGTGGAATGCCGCCCCAGCCACCGCCCCCTCCGAGTCCGTGCATGACGACGCCGTTGACCATTACGTCCTCCGGTCTGCTGACGGCGATTCAGAATCTCGTCAATCAGATGCTCGCCGCCGTGAGCATCACGGTCACTGATACGCGCGGCTGCACGGCGTCGGCGTCGAGTGGGAGCTAATGGCGATTACATTCGTCGTGTCCGTCAGTGAGGGCAATGGAGTTGGAAGCACCAACACGGTGACGACTCCCGCCATCACGACGACGGGATCGAACTTCTCCGTCGCCATGGTCACCGGTCGTGGCTCCTTAACAATGGCCGACTCGAATAGCAACACCTGGACGCCGCTGACCCTCCAGTCGGACGATGCCTATGGGCGACTGTATTACGTGCTGAGTCCAACCGTAGGCGGCGGGCATACGTTTACGGCGACGGATACGGGGGATCGCGTCTCAGTCGCGGTGGCCTGTTTTAGCGGGGTCGCGACCAGCAGCGCGTTTGATGCCGAAAACGGCAAGCTCGACAACTCTGGAGGGACGACTTCGCAACCGGGATCCATCACACCTAGTGTCAACGGGGAGCTCGTCATCGCCGCCTGCGGGGGATATTACATCAATCAGCAAGTGGCGTTTCCCTTAACCGTAGACAGCGGCGTCACGAGCCAGGAAGTCGTGTTGACCATCTCGGGCGTCCAGTTTGGGATTAGCTTGGGCTATCTGATCCAGAACGTGGCTGCGGCCATCAATCCCACATGGGCGGTCAATGCTGGGGCGAGTGGCGTCGATGGCTTCTCCGACGTCGCGAATGTGATCGCGAGTTTCAAGCCGAGCGCCGGGGCGGGTGACACCCTCCTCGGCCAGGCGATCTGCTAATGGCTATTAAGAGCAAGCGCAGTCTCGAAGGGGCCTTGCTGATTGACAATCGTCATGCGCCGCCGCCAGACCCGATCCAGGTTGCGGCCTTTGAGGCCACGCACGGGCCGCTGGCCGGCGCGGACAATCGCCGCGTGTTCGAGTCGGCCACCATCACCTGTGCCCATTGCCAGGCGATTGTGGTCCTCAACCCGAATCGGAGTCGCGCCAGGCACTACTGCTCGAAGTGCGACTCCTACGTGTGCGATGCACCGACATGCGTGGTAGAGTGTTCTCCGTTAAACGCCGCGTTCGACCGGCTGCACACCGCAGCCGCCAAGGTGAGGTAGGCAGCTCATGGCAAAATTGGTAGCCCAAGAAGCGACGTGGACCGCGACGGCGATCGCCGATAGCACGAACCTCGTGAACACCCAATACATGGCCCTGCAGGGCGGGTCCTCGACGCAGCTCATCCGCGTCTACGAGGTCTACATGGGCGGTCAGGCGGCAGCCTCGGCCCCGCTCATCATGGTGCTGGCCCGTGACTCCACGGTCGGCGCGACGCTCTCTGTTGGCACACTCGCGGCGCTCGACCCGGCGACCGCGGCGCTTGCCGCGCCTCCCGTGGTCTTCAACACGGCGACGACCAAGCCCCAGCGCAGTTCGACCCTCTACATGCTCAACCTGAGCTTCAACGCCTTCGGCGGGATCGTCCGCTGGAATGCGGCCCCCGATCAGGAACCTCGCCTCCTCGGCAATACGGCGTCGTTTGGCGAGATGTCGCTCAGTGCGTTCACCGGCAGCACGGCCGGACTCATCGGCTCACACTTCGTCATCGAGCCGCTCTAGGCCCATGCGTTGGGTCTTCTGGCGACGCCGCGTGGCGCCTCCCGCGGCTCCCGTCTCGCCTCCGGACGAGGGACTCTATTGCGCCTGGTGTGGCGATCGCGCCGTGCTCATTGCGAGTCGGCAGATCGCGCCTGGCGTCGCCACGGGCTCGCGCTGGTTGACGGAAGTGCCGGAAACGGTCTTCGCCGCTTCGCTCCGGTCGATCCTGGTTTGCCGTCACTGCTACATGGCCGGCGATACGCTGTTGGGGCCACTCGAGGGACTGCCGCTCTCTCCTGACGCGGAGGCGCTTACGCATCGTCCGATCGGGGGGACGACCGCGACGCTCGACACGCCGCTCCCACTCCAGCGCAGCGTGTCCTCGACCGCTGTTCGGTAGCGCGCGCGGCCCCTGATGGCCACGATTCCCCGTTCGCCGCTCTTCTCGACTCGGCAGCAGCCCTCGCCATGGGTGGCGATCAGCTCCCAAGCGGGCGTCACCGGCTCGCTCCTCCTCACGCTCCTTGGACCGGTCGCCCCCAAGCCGTTCGTTCCCGTCGACACATCAACGCCGCAAGCGACGGTCTATCCGATCTCGCTCAGGACGTGGACTCAGAATCTTCTTGAGACGACGCTCGCGCCGACACCCGCGCCGCCGTTCGTGCCACTGGGCTGGCCCGTCCCGAGAGGCCCTGAGTATCCGAATGCGCTGCGGACATGGACCCAGTCACCGGCCGTCTCGGTTCCGGTCGTCCCACCGATCACTCAGCCTGACTGGCCGCTACCGCGCAGGGCGGAGTATCCGGCACACCTGCGGACGTGGACGCAATCACCAGCCATTCCGGTCGTCGCCCCGCCGCCCACGGCCCAATATGACTGGCCCGTCCCTCGCGGACCTGAGTATCCGATTCAGCTCAGAACGTGGCTGCAGTCTCAGGCCGTGCCGGCGACCCCGCTGTCGCAACATGATTGGCCGCTCGCGCGTGGCGCAGAGTATCCGACGTCGCTCCGGACGTGGACCCAGTCGCCAGCCGTTCCAGTCACCGCCCCACCGCCGAATGGCCAACATGACTGGCCCGTGCCGCGTGGGGCAGAGTATCCCCTCCAGCTTCGGACCTGGCTGCAATCTCCAGCGGTGCCGGTCCCGATCCAGCCGCCGAACGCCCAACTGGACTGGCCGGTCCCGAGAGGCGCCGTCTATCCGAATGCCCTGCGGACGTGGGTGCAGGCGCCCGCGGTCCCCGCGGTCCCCGTGCCTCCGCCAGCGCCGGTCACCTTGGCCCTCAGGCGCGAGCGCACCGTGCCGCTGCCCATCCAGCCTGGCAATGCACGACAGACGCTCTCGCGCCTCGAGATCCAGTTTCAGCCTGGCACGGGGATTCTGACGTCCCCGAATCAAGCGCCGCACTTCTTCGCGCAGATCAGTTGGGATAACGGCCAGACCTGGTCGAATGAACGACTGATGAGTGCGGGCCGCGAAGGGGCGTACCTCACGCGGGCCTATCTGAACGGCCTCGGCGCGGGCCGCTTCCCGGTGGTGCGCCTCGTCACGACCGACACCTTCGTGCCCGTGTTGACCGACGCCTTCGCCTGGGTCACGCCAGGGACGCACTGATGACGACCCCTGTCCGTCCTGGGTTGAGCTATGCCGGTCTCTACGAGCATCCGATCGTGGGGAAAGACGGGCGCATCACCCAGGTCTGGTATGACGCGCTCGTCGGGCTCAACGCCCAGTCCAACACGTCAGGGGACTTGAGTGCGTCTGATCTGCGCGCCGGCACGGGCATCAGCCTCGTGACCGTGTCTGGCGTGCCCCCCACGGTGACGATTAACGCCACCGGCAGCAGCGTGACGCGTGCCATCACCTTCACCGTGAATGGGAATGGCTCCACGGTCGGGGCGGGCGTGGTGGGCGATCTCTATGTCCCGTACGCGGGGACCATCACCGCCGTCACGATGCAAGCCAACGTGAGCGGATCGTGCGTCATCGATATTTGGGCGCAAGCCTTCGCGAGCGGCGTGCCGACCGTCACGCAGTCCATCGTGGCCTCTGATCCTCCCACGCTCTCAAGCGCGCAAAGCTCGCAGGACACCACGCTCACCGGATGGACGACCCTCATTCCATTCGGGGGCACGTGGTTCCGCTACCATGTCAACTCCGCGACGACCGTCGCCTGGGTCGTCTGCACGCTCACGGTGATCTAGATGGCGATTACGATTGTGGCCCACGCGATTGCCTCGAACGCCACGAATACGGCGACCACGGCCGGCGTGACGACGACCGGCGCGACCGCGCTCCTCACCGCCGTGGCCACGTTTGCAGATGCCGTGCTCTTGGGGTCCGACATGGCGGACAGCAACACCAACGTCTGGTATGAAGTCGGCCTCCCGCAGCCGAGTGGCACGGCGCGGCTCGTCTTCTTCTTGGCCGCCTCCCCGAGCGTCGGATCGGGCCAGACGGTGACCGTCACGACGCCCAATCTCGCGCCCTCGGTGGCCTTCCTGGCGCTCTCAGGCTGTGGCCCCACGTCCTTCTGGGGCACGCAGGCGACGACGGCCGTGGCGACCTCGGCCACGAGCCTAGCTGCGGGGAGTCTCACGCCTGGGGTCACGAACGCCATCGTGATTGCCGCGCTGGCCTGTTCGTCGGCGATTACGTCCCTCTCGATCGGCGGGGGCTTTACCATTCAAGACTCAGTCCCCTCTGGGCCAGGAGAAATCCTCGCGCTTGCTTACCTCATCCAGACGACTGCGGCGGCGGCCAATCCGACCTGGTCGTGGACGGGTGCGGCGACGTGCGCGGCCTCGCTCACCTACCTCGTGCCGCCTGGAGGCGGGGGGGGCGGTGGGGGCACCGTCGGTTATGGGTTCGCGGGATGATTCGACTGGCTGAACCGTCCGACGTGCCGGCGCTCGTCGCCATGGGCCGCGCGCAGATGGGCGAGCTCTACCCGTCGATGGCCGACGATCCGGCGCAGATCACGGCCTTCTTCGGATGGCTCCTCGGCAACCCCAACGGTGTCGTGGCTGTGGAGGACGGACCGCCGCTCCTCGGGATGATTGGGGTGTTACAATTCGCCCATCCGATGACCGGAGAACCGACCGCGACCGAGATGTTTTGGTTCATGGACAAGGCCCACCGGGGCTCAGCCGGGGTGCGACTCCTCAAGTGGGCCGAGCGATGGGCGGAAGCGCGCGGCGTGCGACGCTTTCTCATGTCGACGCCTCCTGGGCGCGTCGAGTCGCTCTATCTTGCGCTCGGCTATCACGTGCTCGAACTCACCTACGAGAAAACGCTGTGCGCTCAATAGACGAGGAAGCGGCGCGGATGACGACTGGTGCTGAGATGGCCGCATTCTCGCCTTCGGAGGCATCGCTCGTCGGCCTACCGTCACGGCCTCAGATCTACGCCTTCGACCATGTGCTCGCCGACCCCGTCGCCTATCGAGCCACGATTCTGGCGCTACCCTTCCGTGACGTGACGGTTGGCGCGGTGACGTTCAAAGGCATCGCCGATGTCGACGATTCGGCCATGGCCAAGTTCCTTCTCTCTCATTGGCCCGAACTCAATCCGATGCTGACCTTCGCGCGCCAGAGCCCGGCCGGCCAAGAGGAACCGCACTTCATCCACACCGACCGCGACATGGGCGGCGAGTGGACGGCGATTCTCTACCTCTCGGACCCCACACATCCGTCCGACGGCACGGCGTTCTGGGCGCACCGTGAGACGAATGCCTGTCTGTCGACCGCTTACACGCCGGAAGAGTTCCACGTGGAATATCAGTCGTGGCGCGATGATAGGCAGTGGCACATCTGGCGCACGATTGAGGCGAAGTTCAATCGGATGGTGGTCTTTCCAGCCGCCGCGTTTCATTCTCGCGCCATCCGTGAGAACTACGGTACGGGTCCGTCGGCACGGCTCACGCAAGTCATGTTTGGGACGTTCAAGGAGCAGCCATGAGCTTAGGCACCGCCATCACCGCTGCGGTTATCGGCACGGTCGGGTCAATCGCCGCGGCGAAGATTGGCTCCGACGCCTCGTCCAATGCCGCCAAGACGCAGTCGACCGCCGGCACGACGGCCGCCAATACCTTCCAACCCTATCAAGCCGGGGCGATGAACGCCTACAACAAGGCCTCAGCGATGTTCGGATTGCCGCCTCAAGCCGTGCCCTCGCCTGGGCCAGCGCAAGGTGGAGCCGGCGCGGTGAACGCGCAGGGCCAAACGGTCGCCACGATGCAGCTTCCAGGGAACGCCCAATATGGCACGTTCCAACCGGCGAATGGTCCGACGCCGGTCGGCGCCCAGGCGGGGCTCCAGGCGCCTCCAGCCTACAGCCTGGCGTCCTTCCTGCCGCCTGGCGCCAAGCCGACGACCGGTAGCTCGTTCGGAGGCTAGATGGCCGACCCTACCCTCGGCTATACGTCGGTGCCTGGAGGACCCTCACTCTCGCCCCAGGTGCAGCCAGGCGCCGCGCAGCAGCCAGGCGCCGTGCCTCCTCCGGCCGGTGGCTCCAGCGGGTACACCTTCCAGATTCCGCCAGGCTTCGACCCGAGCAATCCGGTCGATAAGCTCGTCCTCGATCAATTTCAAGACGGAATCAATAAGGGATTGACCGATCCGGGTTCGCAGCCCACGGCGGCGAACATGCAGTACTGGCAGAGCCAGATCAACAATACGGGCGGAGGGACAGCGGGCAATCTCGGCTATTGGACCAATCGCATGGCGTCCGGGCAAGGCGGAGGGGGCGCCAGTGGCGGCGGTAACGGCGGGGGAGGTTCCTCGAGCGCGAACGGATTCAGCTTCGACCCGAATTCACTCGCCAGCAATCCGACGCTCCAGTTCATCACCCAGCAGGGCGAGGACGCCATCGGCGCGAACAAAGCCGCGATGGGCACGGTCCAAGGGACGGGGACTCAAAAGGATCTCATCAACTACGCGCAGTCGGCCGCGGCGCAGTTCGAGCCCATCGCGTATCAGCAGGCGAACCAGACGTTCCAGACGAACTTCGGCGACCTGAATACGCTGGCGGCGCCAGGGTTGCCGGCGACGAATTCGGCGGCGAACTACACGACCGGAGGCGCGACTGATCAGGCCACCGGACAAATCAATTCGGCGAATTCATGGATCAACGGCGTGAACAACACGGCCAACACGCTCACGAACTATAACGCGGGCGTCTACAATCAGTTCAATCCGAATCCGAATTCGACGAATAGTGGATTTCAGAATGGCCCCTCAAGCACCAGCACTGATCTCACAACGGTCGCGCCTGGCGCGCCTGGCAACCAAGGCCAGAGCCCTGGCGGTGGGTGGCACCTCGATCCGTCGAGTGGGCAATACATCTACGGGAACGGCTAATGGCGCTCGGACCAGTCCCCGCTCCGCTGCTGCCGAAGCCAGAGGATGCCCTCACGGCTGGGCTGCAAGCGGCGCAGCTCGGAGAGGCTCAGGCGAACCTCGGGACGGCTCAGGCTGCCGCAACGCAGCGTATCCAGCAAGCGAAAGACACGGCCGCGATCAATGCGGCGTTCGCGCAGGCCCAAGGCGACCCGGATCAGACGCAAGCGCTCTTGAATCAATCAGGCTCGGCGACCGCTGCGGCAATGTGGCAAGACAACGTGAACAAGCAGCGGACGCAACTCGCCGCGCAGCACGAGGCCTCACTCAAGGCGCAGGAGGCGGGCATCGGCATCGTCTCTCAGCTCGCCAGCACGCTCGGACCGAACTCGACGCCGCAGCAATATGCCGGCGCGAAGATGGCGATGTCCGGGGTGATGGGGCCGCAAGGGAAGCCGTTTCTCGATGCCGTGATGCCTGACAATCCAGACCCGTCCGACATTCCTGGCATTCTGACGAAGATTCAGGGCATCACCCAGACGGCCCAGCAGCATGTGGATCAGACGCGGCAGGCGATGACGGACTTGCTCGGCGAGAACAAGCAGGCTGGCGTGGCTCGCCTCCTCTCACTTCAGCCCGATCTGCAATCTCGCGGCGCGATGCTCCAGACGCTCCACGAGCGCTATGGGTCAACGATTGACCCGATTCTTCAGTCCTTCGTGCCACTCATCACACAGGGCGCAGCACCGGCTGACATCATGAAAGCCGGAGGGATTGAGC